TCCATTTTCTCTGTATGCAGACCAGCTATTCGTACTTTGCATCTTCCCAGTCTCATTGGATCACGTCTATCCTCTACGACACCCATAAACCAAATGAAACCATCAAATCCCATAAATTGCATAATCTAATCTCCTATATTTCTCCACGAGCGGCGGAGTCCACCTTATCTTGACTCTTTGCCCACTTCTGTGCCTGGGTTTTGTTTTTAAATCCATTAGAAACTGGCATCCATTTGTTGTTCCCAATATGACCCATTACATACCACTTCTTGTCGCTTGGATTTTTGGAAACAATATACTTGGAATTTGCTTCTTCTAGATACTGTGAAAATTTTTTCATCACTTTTTAAGAACGTTCTTCGATTACTTTATCAGGGTCTCCAAAGAAACCATCTTTCATACACTCTAATGTCATTATATATCCACTAGCATTAATTTTATGATGTATTGCGACAACTAACCATTTTCCAGTCATATACTGATCCTCAGGCACATCTTCCACGTGAATATGTGTAGGTATTCGTAGTATCACAACATCACCGGCCCAGCAATTTGAATCTCCGGGCACATCAAATTTAATGGTATTCGCCCTCATTTCAGTTCTCTTCATATCATAATGAGGATAATGACTTTTTTCTCCTTTATCGTGGATAGCATAAAGGTAATTAGAACTCATAAAACCACTATGTTGCCATACATTATAGTCCGCAAATGGAGCATCTTTAGGACCATTGAGACCAATACCCTCTGCCATTATCTTATCTTTTTCGCCATCGTATTCGACTTCATAACTCTCTAATGACTTTTCAAGGATATTATGTGTTAATATCGATGAACCATACTGACCATTTACTTGTCCACCCGGTATATTAAATCGAGACTGCTCTGAATATCCCTCCATTAGCGAACAGTCGAGTGTATAACCTTCAGCATCCTCGCCAATTTGTATGGGCATATTTTTCAAAGTATATGCTCTCATTATATCTCCATTTTTTAATTCGTCCACCGTGACGAATTTGAATCCATCATTATTCTCAAAGAAGACATAATTGGATTCTCCCTTTTCAGATATGGAGTTTTTTGCAAGAAAATTTATTAACTGGAAAGGATTCCAATTTGGCACCACTATATTCTTTTCGTGCAGAGAAGGAGATACCGTTAAGTCAGTCCATAGATATGAGCCAAATTCCATAATATTCGAACCTACATATTCTACTATTTCAGATGCCGTCATTTTTTGAAATGAACGACTTATTTTTTTCTTATTGTTAATAAAAGCGTAAGGAGATGATACTCCTATATTATATCTGGTAAATTTTGGATTCTTTATTCCATTAGTTATAGAATCTATTTTGAACTCCTTTTCGAGATTAGCAGTTTTCTCATCAGACAGATTCGGAGTAAGTATCTCAATATGCATTTCTTCTAGACCGGAGCCAACAATACCATTAGCCTCAACCATACCTGCTCCATCCTTTATCATCACGTTGCCAAACATACAATTATTATATATCGATTCCCAGATACTCAATTGCTCGATAATACTGCCCAATTCGGGTGCTGGATCATCACCTCTATAATTTATAAATTTACAACTCCAATCAGAGAGGGTGCGGGGATCTAATGTTTCTGCTGTAGGGAAAGGACCTGGCATAATATATTATTCCTGAACTTGTTGTTTAGTATTTCTCATCCATTTCGTAAATTCGTCCGCTATCTCTGGAACATAACTAGGCTTGAGTAACATAATTTGTCTTTTTTTATCGTTTAAATGCATTTCCCATTCTAAATTAGTAATAGGCACTCTGTCTTCCTGGACAGATTGTTCGGCATATTGAACATATTCTGAATCTTCCCAATGATGAATTTCATCTTGGTCGTCATAAATTTTGTTCACATAAGCATAGACTTCTGGTTCTCTCATTACCCAATCATAAAATGGATCAATTATATGGTTTATTGCACATACAATCCACCAATAATCTTGATTTCCATAATACTGTTCCGCTACTTTTTCGGGAGAAGAGGTCTCGTCTATTGTCACGGAATAATACATTGTTGCATATTTTTCGACCGTTTTGAGCATATTTAATCTGTGTGTGATATCAGCTATGCTTACTCCATTATAAGACAGTTGTGGAAGTATTTTTGTATATTTAGCCATTAGTAACCTCCAATTTGTTGAATATCACCTTGAGTAATGATTGCATTTTCTTTAAGTTCCACTGTTAATTGAGTTTCAATTGGAGCGCCATCTTCATATGCATTCCACGTTCCTGTTGGCGTGTAGTTGACTGTTACTGCGGTGATAAAAGAATCTTTTATTTGAAATAAATGTTCATTACGTGCCGCCCCATACCAGAATTCTACATTGACTGTTACGGGTATACCTAATCTACCTATATTTCTCATATTATCCCCTACTCCGTCAAGAATGCTTGTGGCATTAGATGGTGGTCCTCCTTGACCCGTCGCTTGTCCCGCTGCCGCCTTCGCCTTTTTTACTGCATCTTTATGAGCCGCGTTAGAAGTTGCAGAATTTACATCTCCGCCTCCAACTCCCTTAACTACCGGAGCCGCGAATTTTTTAAACATTAAACAAATTATTTCAATCGCTTTTTGTTCTGCTCTATCTTTCGGTATCATTCTCCAAGCTAAAGAGTGTGATCTTAATTGTGCACCATCATACACTAATCCCATCTGCTGATTATGTATTGAACCCATTCCCATTTTACCGGAACTATTTACGTTGGCTATATCTGAAAGCACCCCACCAATTTCATTTGCCGCGCCCATAGATGCTCCTGCTGCCCGATTCACTATGTTTCCTACATCGCCTTGCAATCCCTTTACACCAACGTGAGCGCCAGAAGACCTATTAATCATCATATTATCTGTATCTGAATAATTCTGATTATAGGTAGTAGTAAGACCTAATGGCATAGGTAACCAAATATTAGCAATACCGTCTTTATCCAATCCGCTCTTCGTCCCAGTCTTAGGCTCTCCTTCTCGAATAACTGGTACCCAAGAATTAATTATTAATCTTGTCCAAAAATTTCCTGCTGATACATCATCTAAAGGGAATTTAAATACCTCAGCTCCGCCGGAGATGGACTGATCCGATTTATCGGGTGAGAATGTTGATGCAATATCGTATGCTTTATTGCCTTCGGTGAGGCTACTGCTGACATCTGATACTGCTACAGATCCTTTTCCATGGGAACCAATATCTGGTGCGACTCTTCCTTTTTTTACTGCCATATGACCTTCTTTTCGTGATAATAAGTCCTTTGAACTATTTATATAAATAGTTGAGATGGCTTATAAGGGAAAATATAAAGTAAAGAATCGCTCAAAATACGTAGGGGCAGTTGATAACGTAGTATATCGCTCGTCTTGGGAAAGACGCTTTATGGTATATGCTGATACTAACAAAAACATAATCAAATGGAATAGTGAAGAACTTGTTATTCCATACGTAAGCCCTGTTGACGGAAAAGTTCATAGATATTTTCCTGATTTTTGGATTAAGATAATCGGTGATAGTGGCCAGCTAAAAAACATCGTAATAGAAGTTAAGCCAAAGACACAGGTCGGACCACCAAAAATGGGGAAGACCGCTAAGTCTAAATATCGTTATTTAAGAGCGTTGAAGACGTGGAAAGTGAATGAAGCAAAGTTTGAAATGGCTAGAGAATTTTGTGATGATAGGAAGTGGCAATTTAAAATACTAACAGAGGACCATTTGGTAAAGTAATATGGCAAGAGTCTCAAAAAAATTAATTACTAGTGTCGCAAAAGGCACCGAGAGAGTCGCTTCAGATGGACGTAAGTATCGTTGGTTGGGAGGACAATGGGGCAAAGTAGAAAAGTCTGGTAAGACAAGTCAGATGGCACGAAGAGCTATTGGTGCCGAATTGACTACTTCTGCGTTGTCTTCTAAAAGAGTTTCAAAAGCGAAAAAAGCTAAACAATCGGTAGCGTGGTTTAAGAGAAAAGTAGGAGAATCAGCAAAAGGATTCAAAAAGAAAGCAAAACTAGAACCCGGGAAGATATTTACATTTGGATATGATGCCAAATACAAAGATATACTTCCATATTGGGATAAATTTCCTCTTATTATTGTGCTTGATGTGTATAGGGATGGGTTTATGGGACTCAATTTTCATTATGTATCTCCTATGGACAGAATGGTCTTTTTCAAAAAAATGATGGCATTCGCTACTCAACACGGCGAAGTCGAAGATATGACGGACAAAGCAAAATTCAATGTCTCTTGGGATGCAATACGAAATGTGAGACACGCCGACAAAATGATACATACT